GATATGGAACTGTTTGACAGGGTTGAAGCAAGTCTTAGTTATGTCTAAGCCCGAAAAAGAACAAATACGTTTTTGGGCAGAGCCAAATGACGATTCAGTAAAACGTATTGTTGATCCACCAACACCTGCTAAAAAAGAGGTACCAGGGTGGTACTTGGATTTAAGTAGATATCACAAAGGTACAGAACTCCAAGTAGATGATGACGGAAACGTAAATCTAGGAGTGAAAGCTTGTATCCCGTTTTACGATGCTTTAACTGCTGGATACATAGTGAAACTTCACTGCGACCTTTTTGTTGAATCTGTAGATGAACAAGTCTCTGTTAAGTGGTCTAGTGAAACTAGTCCAATAACTTCCAGAGCTTCAGGATTGTTTAGCGGTATCCCACACATTCCAGGGTACGGAGGCTTCAGGCTTGCTTGGGAATTGTTTTATCCGTTTCTACTTCCAAAAGGTTACAGCGCAATAGTGACACAACCTATGAATAGGTTTGACTTACCAACCTTCTGTTCATCGGGGGTACTTGATGCTGACTCCACCAACGGACGTGGCGGAATCCCTTTTGCAGTTAAAGAGGGGTTTACTGGAATAATTCCAGCAGGAACCCCAATAATGCAGATCATTCCATTCAAAAGAAATGAGTGGGAGATGGAAGTCTTAGAATCCAGACCAGAAACAAAACCTAACTGGAATCCAAAAAATAAACTAAGCAGTTGGTACAAAGTAAATGTTTGGCAAAGAAAAGAGTGGAGCTAATGGCAGCCTCTGACGTATCTGAAATTCCAGACGACAAACCTATTGGTAAGTATTGTCCTTGTAGGAACTGTCAGATCTCCCGCGAAGAGGGTAGACAAGAAATCCGTGAACGCATCAGAGCAATCCATATGGAAAGTGACGGTAAGTGTTTACAATGCACCGAAGCAGAAACCGGCGGAGATGAGTTTTGGATTGAGTGGCACGCGGTTGACTACCCCTGCCCAACTATTAAAGCACTAGATGGGGAACTGTAGTGAACTACTTTAGCGGTAAACCCAGAAACAAACGAGAACAAAAAGTTTCATACTGGGCTAGACGTGCAGAGCGTGAACGTATCTTAGAAATACTAAAAGACCGGCACGAAGATTTACTTTCTTGCACAAAAAATGATGACTGTCAGGAACTAGCAAAAATTGTTGCTGTCTGTATAGAAGATATAAATGATTCGCTCAACTGACTGCACATTCTGCGGTGAAACTTTAACAGGACAAACCCCCAAAGATATGGAAAGGGGGTATATAAAACACATTAAAACTTCAGAAATACACGCTGCGGCGGTTCAACTATTGAAGTTGAGAAAAGCCAGTAGACTTAAATCTCTTAGAGGAGATAGATAGTTATGGCTGTTTACCACAGAAAACCAATAACAGTTGAAGCTGTGCAATGGCTTGGGACTAATGAAGAAGAAATGATTGAACTTCTTTCAAGTACTACTTATATGTCTTATCGAAACCATATAACAAACATGTTGGTATTTGATATATGGTCCGAGGGATCTGTTAAAAGAATACATTACAAAGATATTGTTATTAAAAATAGTGATAACGAATTAATTATTTCTTTTGAAAAAAGTTTTAAACAAAACTATGAGTTGCTAGAGGATTAGTTTTATGAAAAAAGACAAAGTAATTCTTGTAGATCTTGATGGAACTATTGCGTTACCTGATCCAGAGATTAGAGACCCTTACAACACAGAATTTGAAAAACTAATCCAAGACAGCCCAAATAAACCAGTAATAGAAGTAATCCGTTGCTTATGGGAGAAAGGGTATAAAATCATCTACATCACAGCTAGAGACTCTTTAGGTGAAGAGGGAACTCGCGAATGGCTTCGACTATTTGCTCCCCCGTACACCCATCTCTATATGCGTAAACACAATGACTTCCGTAAAGACTCTATAGTAAAGAAAGAAATCTATGAAGAAAAAATTGCTGATTATTGTGATGTGCTGTGTGTTTTTGATGATCGTCCGCAAGTCGTAAATATGTGGCGTGAACTAGGGCTTACCTGTATGCAAGTTGCTCCAGGAGAGTTTTAATGTGTAACGATAACTCCCAATTTTCTTATTCAATGCGTGATGCCCAGATTTCTACTACCGAAAAACTGTTTGAAATTTTATCCATATTGAGCAGTATTAGGGTCGCTGCTGAAGTACGTGGAGAGTCTGAACAGTTTATTCTTGGAGTTTTAGCAAGTGCTGAAGTTGTGCAAGGCGCAATTACTGGGTTTCCAAACAAAAACACTTGGGGTATTCACAACCCCGACCAAATACCTCTGCTTTAATACTGCTAGTATTCTCAAGACACATCAAATACAACACACCCCAAAGAGGTACACCTATGTCCGCCATCACTTTTTCATTCCGTCTTAACGAAGAGTTTCTTGCTTCTTACCGAGACAAGAAAGCACCGTTCGGCTTTCGGGATGCTGGTGGCAACTCTGTAGGTGAAATTACTTTCCTACGCACCTACTCCCGCAAAAAAGAAGATGGTACTAAGGAAACTTGGGTAGATGTATGCCAGCGTGTAATTGAAGGTATGTACTCACTTCAAAAAGAACACTGCAAAACTAACCGTCTACCTTGGTCAGATGCTAAGGCTCAGGCTTCTGCAAAGGAAGCTTTTGATCGCTTGTTCAATCTAAAGTGGACTCCACCGGGACGCGGTCTTTGGGTTATGGGAACTCCAATTGTTAACGTGCAAAAGAACTCAGCAGCACTTCAGAACTGCGCGTTTGTTTCAACACTTGAAATGACAAAGAACAATCCTGCTAAGCCATTTGGTTTCTTAATGGAAGCATCAATGCTTGGTGTTGGCGTTGGTTTTGACGACAAGGGTGCTGAAAAAGAATTTACAATCTACGAACCAAAGAATGAGTGCACAACAATAGTTATCCCAGATACTCGCGAGGGTTGGGTTGAATCAACTGTTGAACTTATTAACTCCTACCTAAAGGCAGATCAGAACTGCTTAGAGTTTGATTACTCAGAGATTCGTCCTGCAGGAGCTCCTATTGCAACATTTGGTGGAACCGCTGCTGGTCACGAACCACTAGAGCGTTTACACAACTACATTCACAAACTATTTAAAGGACGTGCTGGTGAACTTGTTACTAAAAAAGATATTGCTGATATCGGTAACCTTATTGGCGTTTGCGTTGTTTCTGGCAATGTTCGTCGTTCTGCTGAACTTCTTATTGGCTCCATTAATGATCCTGATTTTCTTAATCTTAAAAACGCTGATGTATTCCCAGAACGAAATTCATACGACCCAGACGCTCCTGGCTGGGGTTGGATGTCTAATAACTCGGTAGCTGTTGAAGTTGGTACAGACTTTGAACCAATCGTTGATGGCATCGCTCGTAATGGCGAACCAGGCGTTATCTGGATGGACGTATCAAAGAAGTACGGTCGTCTTGCTGATCCAATCAACAACAAAGATCATCGCATCGCTGGATACAACCCTTGTGCAGAACAATCTCTTGAGTCATTTGAAATGTGCACACTAGTTGAGACATACCTAAATCGTCACGACTCAATCGAAGATTACAACCGGACATTAAAGTTTGCGTACCTTTACGCTAAGACTGTAACGCTACTCCCAACTCACTGGGAAGAAACAAACGCAATCATGCAACGTAACCGTCGCATTGGTTTGTCTATGTCTGGCGTTGCTAACTTTACTGATATCAATGGTCTACCAATCTTGCGTGACTGGATGAACTCAGGATATGACAATGTTAAGAAATACGACATTATCTATTCAGAATGGTTAGGTATTCGTGAATCAATCAAGACAACAACCGTTAAGCCTTCAGGAACAGTATCCATCCTTGCTGGCGAATCTCCAGGCGTTCACTGGACACCAGGTGGAAAATACTTCAACCGAGCAATACGCTTTGCAAATTCTGACCCTATGCTCCCACTTTTCAAAATGGCAAACTACAGAATCGAACCAGCTTCAGAATCCCCAGACACCACCTCGGTAGTGTTTTTCCCAATTAAGTCTGATGCAGAACGCGCAGAACGCGATGTGACAATCTTTGAAAAAATGTCTCTCGCAGCAACCGCGCAGCGTTACTGGTCAGACAACTCAGTCTCGGTGACAATCTCATTTGATCCAGAGACAGAAGCAAAGCACGTAGGAACTGTTCTACATATGTACGACGGTCAACTAAAGACTGTTTCTTTCCTACCGTCTGGCAACTTCACTTACCCGCAAATGCCTTACACGCAGATCACAGAAGATGAGTACAAAGAGGAAGGCGAGATGAAACTATTTCCAATCGACTTCTCCGGTGTATACGCAGGTATGGCAGCCGATGCAATTGGTGAGGCTTACTGCACCACCGATGCTTGCGAAATCAAGTTGATTACAGAAAACAATAAGGACAAATAAAATGCTTAAGAAGCCTAAAAAAGAGCAAGAAATGCTGGTAAAGGAATATCAATACCGAGCAGTAATAACACGCTTAACAGATGACCGAGGCTACAAAGCATCTGTACAGCGCAGAACAGGTCTAAACGAATGGACTAAAGTTCGTTGCGGACTAAAAGGCGTAGCGTTCCCAACGAAAACTGCTGCCGAAGCTATGGCAAAACATAAGATGCAGATTCAAAAAAGCCTAGACGCTAAGTATCTAGAAGAGACTGTTTCTTATGTAATTTACGACGACTAAGTGGTAGGGTTTTTCTATGCCTAGTTATGATTACCAGTGTCAAGAAAACGAACACATCTACACTGAAACTCGTAGTATTACAGAGGAACAAAAAGTTACTGAGTGCCCTGAATGTGGTGCTGAGTTAAAACGTATCTTTGAAGCTACTCCTACCGTTTTCCGTGTTCCAGGATTCTACGCAAACGAACGTAAAAGAGAGTTTGGTCTGTAGTGACTCGCTTTTGCGTTATCGCAAGAGATTACGAACATCACGTTCCTAGAGAACACGATCCTAAAGATGTATCGTCAACAAGTATTCATAGAGGGTTAGAGTCTCTATCTAATCAAACTTTTCAAGACTTTAACTTAGTCATCTGTCACGATGGACCTAAGAAAAAGACTTATGAACAAGACAAAGTTGATTTTAAGAAACTAGGTCTAAACCCCCACCTCATAAATACTCCAGAGCGTTTTGGCGTTTGGGGACATAACTCTGCTGATCTTGCTATGCGCTACGCATACGAAAACGATCTTGGTGATTATTACATCCATCACAACATTGATAACGAGTTTTTCCCAGAAGCTTTTCAATTAATTAGTAATGCCATAGACATCTATAAAAGAGATGTAATTATCTTTGAAATTTATCATTGGAAGATACACGGCGAAGAAGCTATGGAAATTCCTTGGACTGGACTTCCACCAGTAAGACAATCTATTGACTCTATGCAACTGGTTGCTCATAAGAGTATCTGGAAAGATATCGGTTTCTGGAATTCTAAGGATAAAGAATCAGATGGTATCCTTTACGAAGAGATATGTAAAAGGTATTCTTATCACCATATCCCTTTAGTGTTAGGACATAACTTTTGAAACCTTTAACTGGGTCAGCTATCCAATTGGATACAGAGACCGACACCAGAGTTGATACCTCTAACGGAGATCACGATAAATTTGCTCACTACGCGGATAAAGACGAAGTAACTTACGCACTTATTTATGGCGTTCCAATCATTGCTCTCTGCGGTAAAAAGTGGATTCCGTCCAGAGATCCCAACGGTTTTAGCATTTGTCCTACTTGCCAAGAAGTTTTCTCATCGCTTCCAAACGAAGGTAGTGACGACTACTCCTCTTGATAAAATAACTATGTAATGTTCTTGGCATGATTTAGTTATTGTGCCTGTTTGTAACTGGAAGTACAGGCAGGATTATGAAGAAGTTTTTAATTGTTTTTATTGTTTTTGTTTTATCCTTTTCTATGGGTTCTCCGGCACAAGCTAACCCAGCGGACGGAATAAAGAAAAGCACCAACACCGTCACGCTTAAAATTGGTAAATGGCGAGATGTACCCTTTAATGGAAACAACGCTTTTACCCTAAACGGGGAACGCACAGTTTGGCTTGCTCAACTGCACGTATCTTGTAAAAAAGCTCCTAAATATATAAAAATGCGTTTTGCAAGGCAACTACCAAACGGCAAGATAGATAGCACTGGTACTAATACTTGGATGCTTAACGGCAAAAAGCCTAATAAGTCTTGGCAAGGATCTCTTGTCTGGGAGACAGAAAGCACTTATCCAATGACTGTCCAGTACAAGATCATGGGCGGTAAAGGCTGTAAGTCTGATTCTAGGCAGTTTAAGTATTGGCAGCCAGGACAAAGCATAGAAGCGTTGCTAATCCCACCGACTGGTTGATACACTGCTTCGGTGAAGCTTAAACCAAACCCCAAAGCAAGACTTGTCCTAGAATCTAACTCCCAAGCAGGTCAAGAGTCTTTTGTCTTAAACATGCACAACTTTAAGCAACAAGGTACATATCTAGAAATTGGTTCAGGGTTCCCCATTCAAGACTCAAACACCTACATACTTGAAACAAAGTACGGTTGGAAAGGTGTTGGCATAGATCTTTTAGAAGAGCGAGTAATCCAACATCAAAAACAAAGAAAAAACCCTTGTATCCAAACTAATGCAGTTTTTACTAACTACAACAAACTTCTTGCAAAGTACGAAATGCCAAAACAGATTGACTACTTACAGATTGATGTTGACTTCAATCCCGTCACCTTTGAACACAATTCTTTATCTACGTTGGAAACAATAGTGGAGTCAGATTATAGGTTTTCGGTTATTACTTTTGAGCACGATGTTTACTTTACGGACAGTAGAATCAACACCCAGGGTGCTAAAGATAAGTCCAAAGAAATCTTTTTAGATAACGGATATCAAATGTTTGGAGATAATATTCAAGACTTTAGAGGACTTCCATTTGAGGACTGGTATATAGATCCAGATATTTTTGAGCATAATGCTATATTTTCAAACCTAAAAGGTATTGACCTTTTTAGCAGATAATGATGTACACTTAAAGTCCACCTAGATAAAGGATTTAAAGTGACTATTGAATATGTATCGTGGAAAGCTGGCGACCCAAAGATTAAGCCATCCCCACAAACAATCCGTCCAAAGACATGGACACAACTAGATTTCGGTGCTCAGGACTCAATCGTTCCTAAGAATACCGGTCATGCTAACTGGGCTTTTTACATTAACGTAAAAGAACTTGGTGGAGCAAAAGATATGAAGATTCGCTTTACTCGCGATATCGGAACTCCAGAAGCAGACTTTACTGGTCAGAGAATGCTTGATCTAGAACTAGACAACATTCACTCTGGTACTTGGTTCTTTAAGGCTAACAAAGGTCAACCAGTAGGACTTGAGGTCTACCATTCAGGCGCAACAGATATGGTAATTGTTACTCGCGAATTTAAGATGTGGATTCCTTAACCAAATCCCAATTAATTCTTGCAACACCAACAATTGATTTATTGTTCTTTAGAACTCTAACTCGCTTGTGAATACCATGTACGGAATCAAACTCTCCGCACATATCTGCTTCTACAGTTTCTAAAGCAAATGTGTGCGAGAGTATTCCATACTTGTATACATCTGAAACAATACCAACGTGATCAATTTTGGCACCAGTGGTAGAAAAGAAAACCAAATCTCCAGGTTTTGCTCTCTCAGGATCAACAATCATTTCCCTAGCGTGAAACCAATCAAACCCAATCTGCGGAGAAGCAAATCCTTTGTCGCTAGTTATCTGAATTAGATCACTGCGCTTAATCTTTTTAAAGCACCAAGAAACAAAAATGGCTGAGTAGGGATTATTATTTAATCCATACCAATGCCCATAGCCAGTATCCCTGTAATCCTTAGGCACAAACCCAACCTGAGATAGAGCAACTTCAACAAGAGCTTTACTCGTCATTTTTACTCTTTTCCTCTTTACGTTCTTTTATAATATTCTTAGCCGTTTTGTTTTTCCAATGTACGGTTCTAATTTTACTTTGATCAAAAGACCGCCACATAGTCCAACCTTTTCGACCACCAACAACGTCAATCCATTCCGAGGTAGGTGTTTTAACGTGGCGAATAAATCTGAATCTACCTGCTTCTCCCGTTATAGATAGCTCGGTCTCAGGCACAACTTTTCGGCCATTAACTTGTAACTCGTAAGATACTGTCCAACTAGTTGGAACAGCCTTAGCTCCCTTGAATGATTTTTTGTACGACACGTTGTAACCTTATCATAGAGTAATGACATAGTCAAATTGAGCTTTGTGCTACTCTATCTTTATGTCAATCCCTCAGAGTGTACCAAACGTATCCGATTTATTTGGCGCAAAGGTAAAACAAATTGCGCGTTTCTGCAATGAGCCAGAGTGGTCTGCATACAATCCTTCTATTTGTTACACCGAAGAACATGGGTACCTTGTACTCTTACGTTCTTCAAACGGTTGGTTACGCGACCACCGCCCAGAGTGGCAACCAGAGTTAGGCGAAGAGTTAACTACTGGAGATTCATACGAGACTCCCGGTGAGTGGTATCAAGCTTCTTATATTAATTCTGTTCTAGGAACTGAAGGTAAGTTTAGAAACAGAATGTTTATTGGAACTCTTAACCCATCTACACTAACTTTAAGCAAAATTAAAGAAGTAGATTTAACAGAGTCTTACGAAACCTTTCCAGTAGAGCTTTTCCGAGGAATTGAAGATGGTCGTTTGTATCATGACGGAAATACACTCAGAATCTCAGCCACAATCTGGGAGAGCGGAAAGATTCCAGTAGCTAGAATCTGCAACTTACCTTTGGATATGTCCTCAGGGAAACCAAAAGGAGGAGAAATTCAACTTTTTAATTCTCCTATAGATCTTGACACGGTTGAAAAAAACTGGATGCCAGTCCATAGAACAAGTTTGTTCAACGAAAAAGACGTAGCGTTTGATTATCTCTACGACTCAGGTAAAACTTACACGATTGAGGGACAACAGTTAACTGAGGTTGGTGGTCCAACTCCAAAGGTTAGAGGTGGCGGACAACTTATCGGTCTAGAGAATGGAACTATGCTTGGCATAATCCACCAAACTGTTTCGGCTGAATACATTAGATTTGCCAATCTAACCCAAGAACCACTATTTCGTCGTCGCTATGTTCACAGATTCATGCAATACGACGAGCAGGGTCAAATCTTAAAAACCACAGACATGTTTAACTTCATAAACAAAAGTATTGAATTTGCGGCCGGCCTAGCAACCTACAACGACAAAGTCCTTGTTAGTTTCGGAGCCCTTGACTCCTCTTCTCACATAGCCTCAATCCCCCTCAAAAACATTCTTTCGGCTCTTCGTCCTCTTAATATCCAATGAGGCCTGAAAATTTCGTTTTTGCTAAGTAAGGTCTTGCTTCTTTAGCCAGTTGTCATAGTGCGACTCTACGATCCACATTGACTTGTGGTGAGGCATTACTGCTCCAGTATGCGCGTGTATTTTAATTCCTGCTCGCTGTACTCTGTCGCAGAACAACAAATCCTCTGATAACCACTTACCGGCTTCAATAGGTCCGTCTTGGAACCATGCCCAATCCTCGCCAGAAACTTCCGCCCCCAACTCACGAAGTTTTACAAGCACGCTTCGGTGAATCAACATACAACCTGTACCGGCTCCATAAATTTCAACTAAAGAGTCTTTTGGATAGTCATAGTAAGGAAGCACTCCTGCTTCACCTTTGTTCACGTAGATAAGCGGAACAGGTTCTAACTCATCTGGTTTCGGCCAGTAAGCTGCAAAATACAACCCAGAAACAAAAGGTACTTTATCTTTGTCCGCTGCGTTAATAAGTTTCGCAAATGCCTCAGGAGTTATGTATTGATCTGAATCAACCATAAACATCCAGTCATCGTCAGTGTTGTCTAGGAAATACTTGACCCCTACGTTACGACTCTTAGAAAGCAGACCAATGCCTTGAATGGCGTTGTAAGAGCCTACGTGCGTAGGGAACAGGCGGATAATATCCATCAAACTAAAAGCAAATGAAGCGTCGACTTGACCGCCATGACACCACGAAATGTGGACTGTTTCTTTATCACCAAGCATAGAAAAACCATACCACCTCGTGATACACTTTTTGAGCAGTGATCCTCATTCAATTTGATTGATAGTGATCTGCTTGTGGTAGTTGTTCGGTTTTCCTTCTCAGGGTCGGGCAACTACCACTTCGCCTCCTTAGCTCAGTGGTAGAGCGTCGCTCTTGTAAAGCGAATGTCATCCGTTCAAATCGGATAGGGGGCTCCAAATAAAAACCCCCTACAACGCCAAGAGAAGTAGGGGGCTTTCTATTCAGTTATTGTTACACTCTACCGAACGTAACTCTAGCTGTCCAAATCTGGGAGATACGGACATCTTGACCTCGCTTCGGAGAATGAAGGACTTTCCCATCTCCGACATAGATACCAACGTGATAAACATAGCCACTCCGATAGTGAAAGAAGACTAGGTCACCTGGAACTGCTTCCGACCTTGATATCTTTTTCGTCGCCTTATATTGCTGGTGAGACGTACGAGGTAGATCTATACCTTTCTGTGCGTGGACGTATTTGACGAAACCTGAGCAGTCAAAACATCTGGGCGATTGCCCACCCCGACAGTACGGGGTTCCTATATATTTTTCAGCGGCTCCTAAAACTCCGCTGGTCGGTCTTGCTATTTCCTGTATTTCTTTGGCGTTGGCTTGACCCTGGGCTGTTGGTAGCGTTACGGACAAAGCCGTAAGAAGCGCAACAACGGTGGTCAAAACCTTCGTTCTGATAACCACAAGACTTCCATTTTACCAAACCCCCCTCAAAACCCCCAACCCATTTACCCACTTACCCACAGAAACACCCACCTTTTCCACAAACCCCAAAAAGTTTTTCCGCCTCTATTTATCCCACGAGGCCTGGAAAATTAAGTTTTCTATTATAGAATATCCCAAACTGTCAGAAAAGATTGACATTCACCCCCCACCAGACTTACTATTTAGGTCGCAAGGGTTCTTATACTTTTCTCCCCTTGATGGGTGGGTTGCTCCGCCACCTGCGACCACGGAGCATTTAAAAACTACGAAAAGAGACACAATGACAAATAACCCAGAAGATGGAAGTCTTGAAGCATTTGTAACACATTTACGAGATCAGCAAAAAGCTGCTGCAGAACACGCAGAGAGACACGTTAATGAGGTCAACGAACTTTATGGCGCTGTGAACGGTAAAAAACTTAAGAAACGCGAGATTGAAGACTTTCACAGTAGTTTTTTAGGTAAGAAGTTCAAATGGCTTAAAAACCCCGAAGGTTTTATAGAGGCTATAAAAGCAGAAACTTTAAGAACTTGTTCACATATAAATTTAATGAATCCTTCAATCTTTTATGTAAACATTTTCTACCCTACTGCCATTGGATGCGTTAACTGCATTAAAGAAACAGCTGAAACATTTAACAAATTAAATCCAAATATTTGCGATTCTTGTCATGAAAAAAATGAAATTTTTCACGAAGCTGTATTCCAAATTGGTCCTTTTGTAATTCATGGAAGCGTCTGTAGAACTTGTCACGAAAAACAATCTATTAGTTATGTTTGATGAATCAGGGTTTCCATATAAAAAGTTTATGGAGCTCGGTCACGGATACAACGAAAAGGTTGCTTCTGTACTCAATAACCTAGAGTTGGATTGTTATTGCCCAGAACTTGCGTTTGCTAAAGACTGGCAAGAAGTGAAAGAAATGACTGTCAACGAAAAAGATGTTGTATTCACCAAAATCAATGGTCATCTAGAAGTTAAATCCAGAGCCTTGAAGTTCACTTCAGATCCTCAAAGCTTTCCTTACGGAACTCTAATGGTTGACACAGTAAGCGGTTACGAACAAAAACTTGAAAAGCCTTTGGCATACGTCATTGTTTCTCAGCACACAAATGACCTATTAGTGATACCTAACTACACCTATGAATACTGGACTCAAGAAACTAAATATGACCCTGCCCGGAACCTCACCGACACCTTTTACCTCTGTCCTAGAGAACTAGTAAAACCTTTTCCCTACTTGGTAGACTATTTAAGGTTCTTACAAAAATCCTCTGAGGCCGAGAAAATTGGTATTTGAATATGATTGCAGTTGGTTGGTCGGATCACGGTACGGTGCAGGGAGAGTTTTGCTATTCCTTAATGTACGCAGTAAAAGCAGATGCTCACAATAGAAGTTTAATTAGCGATCTTTTTGCATTTCCAGCTGCAGTTGTCTCTAAAGGTAGAAACACAGTCTTTGAGCATTTTTTAACTACAGACTCCGAGTGGCTTTTAATGGTTGATGCTGACACGGTTTGGGGAGTCAGAGATATCTACAATCTTTATGACATTGCAGTATCAAACAACTTAAAGTTACTTAATGCAATCTACTTTTTTAATCATCCTGAAAAGGGAGTAATTCCTGCATTATTTAATCCAGGAGACGAGATTGGCGATGCTTCTTTAGTAGACCTAAAAAAGATGCTTGATAACGACATTATTGAAGTCCAGTGGGCTGGTCTTGGTGCAATGATTATTCACCGCGACCTAGTAGAACAGACTAAAACCGTTGGTGCTGACGGCCGGCCATATTGGTTTGCAGAAGGAATTGTAGACGGATTCTTTGTAGAAGAAGATTATTTCTTTTTTAATAAAGTAAAAGAAGCTGGGCATAAAATCTATGCGACCCCAAGAGTATTTGTAGACCACATTAAAAAAACTCGCATAACAATAAACGATTACTTAGCAAATAGTCAGGTATAAAGTTATGATTACTGTTGTCTGGTCAGATCACGGAACAGTCCAAGGTGATTTTTGTGCCTCGCTAATAAATTCCGTAAAAGAAGATTCTAAAAAAAGAAACTTAATTGATATGGTTTTTTCAACATCTTCAGGTGCTGCTGTGGCTCTTGGTAGAAACATACTTTTTAGAGATTTTTTAGATATTTCAACATCACCTTGGCTTTTAATGGTTGACGCTGATACTTTATGGACAGCAGATAAAATATACGAACTATACGACATTGCCACAAAAAACGAAGTAAAAGTTCTTAGTGGTACATATTTTATAAATCTTAACTGTAGTAAAGGATGCCCCCACGTACAGCCATCAATATATAAGTATGAACAACGAAATGGCAAAAAAGAAAGTGTTTTTGTTGACGTAGTAGAAAATCAAGATAAAGAAATTATTGAAATTGATTGGGCTGGGCTAGGAGCACTTTTAATACATAGAAGTGTTTTAGAGGATACAAAAGAGGTTGGATTAGATGGAGAACCTTTTTGGTGCGCAGAAGCTTTAGTAGACGGATCTTTTTCTGGAGAAGATCATTACTTTTTTAGTATCCTAAAGAAAAAGGGACACAAAGTATATGGGACACTAAAAGTAATTGTTGGTCACGGTAAAAAACAGATTCTTACTTTTGAAAGTTATATAAAAGATCATTATGATTTTTCCTGAAATAAATAACTCCTATATTGGTGGAACAGAGTTAATGTTGTTAAACCTAAAAGATAGGGTATTTCCACAAGCTCCAGAACTAAAGAACTGGAATTGGCTTTTATCTCCCGGCAAATGGAATGTAGATCAAAAAGAGAAAAACATTTCCTACATACATTTAAGTCACTCTCAGGGGGACTTTGAATTCCTTGAGGTCCCTGAATTTATAAACTACTCTATTTTTATTTCTTACTATCAATACCAAAGATTTTTTGAAAGTCATCCTCAAATGGAGACTAGTAGTTGTTATGTAATAAAGAACTCCATAGAGCCTATAGAAATAACTTCTAAAGATTATTCAAACAAGATTAAAATGGTTTTTCAATGCGAGCCATACAGAGGACTAGACCGGTTAGTGATGGCATTAAGTCTTTTAAAACACCACCAAGACATTGAACTCCACGTTTTTGGAAATCTAGACATCAACAAAGCTTGGGGACTAGACCTAGAGTTAGAAAACTCCATAAAAGAACTGTGTAGCAAAGACAGCAGAGTTGTTTTACGAGGCAGAACTTCAAACCAGGAAGTGAGAGACTTTCTAAAAGAAGCGCATATCTTTGCTTATCCATCAACTTTTGAAGAGGTTTCTTGTATTTCTTTAATGGAAGCCATGAGTGCTGGTCTCTATTGCATAACTAACAGTTACGGAGCCTTACCCGAAACTGGCATAGGACTGACAAAGATTTATCCATTCAACGTAAAC